CGCCGGTAAGGGATACTCACAAAAGTTTATCGAAGAAGTAGTCAAGAATGGGCCAGAGATCGGTAATCAAATGGCTGATGCTCTCTTGGCTGCTCAACCAGAACAGCAGCAGCAACTTATAGATCTATACAACAGCCTAGACGATATTAGCGCTCACGGCGTAGATCAATTGGCTGAGACTCTCAATAACGGTTTGAACTTTTCTACCGAAGAACAGATGAAAGCGTACAACGAAGTCTCACAAGGATTAAAACAAGCTTTGAGCGATACCACCGCTGCCCTAAATAGCGATCTTGACCAAGCCCAAGCTGCTCATCAAGCAGCGCTATCAGACGCAGCCATAGCGAGCCAAGAGAAGATTGCTGAGGCAAAAGCCAAGTTAGACGAAACTATGGCTGAGGCTCTGGCTGCTTTACAAAAGTCTCGCGCAGAGGCCAAGAAGAACCTTGACGAAGGATTAGCCGAGGCACAAAAGGTACTAGATAAGACATTGGCTGACGCTAAAAAGCGCCTTGATGAAGGATTGGCTGAGGCTGCTAAGACTTTACAAGAGTCTTTAATTGAGGCTCAGAAGAAATACAACGAGGCAGTAGACAAGATCAACGCCGATACAGAAAAGAAATTACAAGCCCTTAAAGATAAAATAGCGGAGGTCGCTGCTGCTATGGCTGCTCTTGGAGCTGCTCAAGCTGCTCAGGCTGCTATGGCTAACGCTCCGGTCTATACGCCTATTGTCGCTAGTCCATTACCTACTTCTACGAGTACCTCAGGAACGGGTGTAACTAATAACATCACTACTACCGTAACTGGAGTCAACTTAACTAGCCCGTCTGAGACTTCCAATACGATTGTGACCGCTATCAAATTTGGAAATACAGTAGTTCCTGTTGCTCCTAGCAAACTGGCAGCGGGTGAGAGCGGTGCTATTGGCGCTGCTTCAATCAAGGCCAATACTATAACTTTGCCTTCTGTATTAGCCAATAGTTGGAAAGGAAGAGTCGGTAGATAATGACAACATTAATTGCTCAATACTCGTTCTCTTTCAACAACCTAGTCTTCGGCGGTGCGGGATCTCCGTATCAGATCCAATCCGTAGACGGCCTTGAGGCTATCCCGGGTATTAGAAGCCAAGACGATAACCGAGGCTACGCTGACGGTATGTTTTCAGGTAGAGACTTTCTAGCTTCGAGAACTATTAGCATAATCTTTTTGTGTTTGGGAACTGAGACTGCTACGGCTCAAGAGAACTTCAATATTATTCAACGGGCGCTATTGCCTCAAACTTTTGGCACGACTCCCTTGTTCTTCCAGTTATCGGGAGACGCGGGAACTCAGGTCATCAACGCTCGCGTTCGTAACTTTCAATCAAGCATAGATCCTAATTACACCTATGGATATATCGTTGCCAAAGTAGATTTCTTTTGCCCCAATCCGGCTTACTTTAATACAAACACTCAAACTGCTCTTTTACAGTATCTTCAACCGACCGGGCGTGTCTATAACCGTACTTACAATCTGGTCTACGATCCGGCAACTTTGGTCAAAACTACTACGGTGTCTAACAACGGTTGGTATGAGGCCTATCCTTTAATCACTCTTTATGGCCCAATTACCGATCCGATCTTGGGCAATCAGACTACGAACAACTACCTGTATTTCGATGTCGCTATGACTGGATCTGATGTGCTTGTCGTAGATCTTTACAATAAATTGATTACACTTAACGGTGTATCGGCGCGTAATCTATTACTTACGGGTACTTGGTTCGCAGCTCCTCCGGGGAACTCGATCTTTACTCTTGAGGGTGACTCTACGGTCATTGATGAAACTTACGCTACGGTAGAATGGCAATCAGCCTACATTTAGGAGAGAAATGACACTTCACTTACCACCAAGTTGGTTACAGAACGGATCGCATCCAGCTGAGAATGACCGCCTGACTAATCAGGCTTTGTGGGCTACTACTGGCGTTATCAATATGTCTTCTATGGCAGTCACCGCCAACTCTCCTGTCGGCATGACCGTAATTGTCGCTGACGGCTGGGCTGCCATTGTAGGAACAACGCAACCGGATATGGGTGTTTATGTAGCCTATAACGATGCTCCCGTGACTTTAACGATCACTACCGCGAACGCTACTTTGCCTCGTAAGGATCTTATCTGCGCCACAGTCAATGACTCTTTTTATAGCGGAGCTTTGGACAATGTGGTTTATCAGGTTATTGCTGGAACTCCTAACGCGTCTCCTGTTATTCCTGCTACTCCTGCGAACTCAATCGCTCTCGCGGAGGTGCTAGTAGGCGCTGCTGTATTGTCAATCAACTCAGGAAACATAACTGATCTTCGCGTAGAAGTAACTACAAATGTTCCTTCTAATCCCGGAGATATAACTTCGGTGACAGCCGGCACAGGATTAAGCGGAGGTGGCAGCGCTGGGGCTGTAACTTTATCTATCAATACGGCTGTAACTGCGGATCTAACTACCGCTCAGGTATTGACTAATAAAGATTTGACAAGCGGAACAAACACATTCCCTTCTACTTTAGCCACGCTAACGGGAACAGAGACTCTGACTAATAAGACTTTGACCGCGCCTAAGATAAATGTGGGGATCAACGCCCAAACTGGAACCACTTACACAACCGTTTTATCCGATAATGGAGCGCTAGTGACTCAAACTAACGCCTCCGCTATCGCTACTACTATTGCGCTTAACTCCTCTGTAAATTATCCTGTGGGTGCGCAGATCAACTTAGCGCAGCTTGGAGCGGGTCAAGTGACTATTCAAGGCGCAGTTGGTGTCACGGTAGTATCGACCGGAGCTACGGCCTCTGCTCCTAAACTACGCGCTCAGTATTCGACCGCTACCGCGATACAAACCTCTACCAATAACTGGCTTGTGGTTGGCGATATAGCATGAGTCGCCAAGCCTTAACTCCTACTAATGTTCCGGCCTCGGCCTCGGATATTTCTATACCGACCCTTAGAGCCGGCGATCTTTATTACAACACGACTACTGGACTTATGGTTTATACGGGCGCAGCTTGGTCGCAAGTATCTTCTAATGTTGCCGTTAGCGAGATAGATGCTGGAGTGTTTGATAGTATTGCTCCGTATCAAGGCGGTTTTCCAAGTGACACAGCGACACAGACTTTTAACGGAGGAACACCATAATGGCAGTAGTAACGCAAATTCAAGTTCGCAGAGGAACTGCTGCTCAATGGACTTCTGCTAATCCGACTCTGGCTGCTGGTGAGTTTGGCTGGGAGTCAGATACAAACAAGGCCAAAATCGGCAACGGATCTACCGCGTGGAACTCTCTAAGTTACGCGATCACCGGAGCTTTGGGAACTGTCACTTCGGTTGTAGCCAGCACAGGATTGACCGGCGGAACGATCACTTCTACTGGAACTATTGCTATTGACTCTACTGTCGCAACGCTTACAGGCACACAAACTTTGACTAATAAGACATTAACTGCGCCTGTCATTTCGACTATTAGTAATAGCGGAACGGTAACACTTCCAACAGGTTCAGTAACTTTAGCTTCGCTAACTGGAACAGAAACTCTCACAAATAAGACTTTAACTGACGCTAAAATTAACTTAGGTTTTGACGCAGAGACCGCTTCTTACACGGCTGTTCTCGCTAACAGTAGTCAAATAGTAACTATGGACAATGCTTCCGCCAACAATTTCTCTATTCCTACTAACGCTTCTGTCGCGTTTCCAATTGGCACGCAAATAAATGTGTTACAAATTGGCGCAGGACAAACAACAATCCTTGCGGTCACAAGCGGAACTACGACTATTCAATCAACCGGCGCAACTGCTGCTCAACCGAAACTTCGTGCGCGTTATAGCGCAGCGACCTGCGTTAAAGCAGGAACTGATCTTTGGTATGTGTTTGGAGATATTGCCTAATGCCTATTCTCGGAATTCTAGATTCTGGTAAAACTGGTAACCTCAATTTCTCGGTAGAAGTGCTAGTTGTTGCTGGCGGTGGTTCATCAGGTGGTGTTCATTCCGGCGGTGCTCTCGGCTCAGGTGGCGGTGGAGCAGGTGGCGTTGTGAACACATCTCAAACTGTGGCGCTTAATACAAGCTTCACCGTGACTGTCGGTGCTGGTGGGGCTGGCGTTGGAACAAGCGCAGTAGGAATTCAAGGATCTAACTCTCAATTTGCCGCACTAACAGCTGCGGTTGGCGGTGGTAGAGGCGCGACCTACAATGGCAACGGCGGTTCTGGTGGCTCAGGCGGTGGCGGATCAGGTAACGGTGCTGGTCAAGGTGGTGCTGGTACAGCAGGACAAGGATTTGCTGGCGGTGGCGGTGACTCGTCAGGTGCTGGCTCTGGTGGCGGTGGCGGTGGAGCTATCGGTGGCCCTAACTCAAATAACTCAGGTGGTAATGGCGGTGCTGGTACAAACACTTATTCGACTTGGTTATCTGCTACAAGTCTCGGCGTTGGTGGATTTATCGCTGGCGGTGGTGGCGGTGGCTCTTACGCCAATTTACAAGTAGGCGGTAATGGCGGTTCAGGTGGCGGTGGAAATGGTGAAGGCACTAACAATTTATTGCCGACTAATGGAACTGTTAGTACGGGCGGTGGCGGTGGCGGTACTCACTCTTTTAATCCGTCAAAGAGTGGTGGATCAGGTTTAGTCATTGCGCGTTATCTTTCTGCTACTCAAAAAGCGCAGGGTGGAAAAGTAACTTCATCTGGCGGATATTACTATCACGCATTTACTGCCTCAGGTACTTTTTATACCAACGCAAGTGTCTCAGGCGCTAAAGCGACAGGCGGAACAATCACTTCTGACGGCACTTATTATTATCACACATTTACCTCTTCAGGAACATTTACACCAACAACAGCAATTACTGCAAATGTTTTAGTGATCGCTGGTGCTGGCGGTGGTGGTAACGCTGGTTATGGTGGCGGTGGTGGCGCAGGTGGCTTGTTAATATATACATCACAATCATTATCAAGCGGAGTCGGATTAACAGTTACTGTTGGCGCTGGCGGTGCTGCTGCGACAGCAGGTTCAAACTCTCAATTTGCCGCATTGACAGCTTCTGTTGGTGGTGGTCACGGCGCAAGTAACGCTGGCGCTTCTCCTGCGGTTGGCGGTTCAGGCGGTGGTGGAAACGGAAACTTCCCACAATCAGGAATTGGTGGAACTGCTGGACAAGGTAACTCTGGCGGAAATGGTAACTCTGGCGGTGGCGCATATAAATCTCTAGGCGGTGGTGGCGGTGGTGCTGGCGCAGCAGGTGTGAATGCGACTTCTGTTCTTGCTGGTAACGGTGGCGCAGGAAGTTCTACTTATTCAAGTTGGGCTGCTGCTACTGGAACAGGTGACGCTGGTTTCTATGCTGGCGGTGGTGGCGGTGGTGGAAATGACTCTGTTCCTTATTTTGCTGGTTTTGGTGGAGCAGGTGGCGGTGGCGCAGGAGCAAGACCAGGCACAGGTACTACTGCTACCGCAGGAACAGCGAACACAGGTGGCGGTGGCGGTGGTTCAGGTCAAACATTTAATGGCGGAGGCGGTACAGGCGGTGCTGGCGGTTCAGGTATTGTTATAGTTCGTTACGCGGTCTAACAAGGAGGCAAAATGTCAGTAACAAAAATTAAAGAAACAAAGCCAACGCGATGTTTCACTTATGAAGTAATAATGCTGGTTCATATTATTGCTGATGATGAAACAATTGCCAAAGCACAGTTAGATGAAAAAGGTGGCATAGTGACTAAACGAAATGTCAAGTTACTTAATACGGCTACACTTTACGGCGAACAGGAGAAAGAATAATGGGTCACTACGCAAAAGTAGAAAACGGAATTGTCACGCAAGTAATTGTCGCTGACGGCGTAGATTGGTGTGAACAAAATTTAGGTGGCGAGTGGATCCAAACTTCTTACAACACTTACGGCGGAGTTCACTCCAACGGCAAGTTTCCTATTCACAAGAATTACGCTGGTATCGGTTTTACATTTGACGGTACAGGCTTCGCAGCTCCAAAACCTTACGAGTCGTGGACATTGAACGCGAATAGTTACCTTTGGGAAGCTCCTATTCCAATGCCAGAAGACAACAAATCGTACGCATGGAGCGAAGAAGATCTGGCTTGGGTAGAGGTTGTCACCCCGTAACGAAGGTAATTGCTCGCAAGAGCCGTCTTTTCGAACAATTGATGACGCGGTAGATGAAGCAGAGTTGAGCCAAATGAGGAGGCGCAATGACGGTCACGACTTATCGCTACCTTATTGCCAATTTAGTAACTAACGAGATCATCGCAGAGCTACCTTTTACCGGAGTCTCTTTTACTCAGCAACTCAACCAAGCCGGAAACTGGCAAGGCCACTTATTAATTTCCGGTATCAACACGGCTCAGTTTAATGTAGACGAAGCCACAATCCCTATGAAAAACGCTATCTATGTAGACCGCAACGGCATTCTAGTTTGGGGTGGAGTTATCTGGGGGCGTTCATACAATAGCCAAGAACAGAAATTAGTCATCAACGCTCGCGAGTTTATCTCTTATTTTGAGCGCCGAAGAATTATCACGGATACGGATTACAACCAAATAGATCAACTTGTAATTGCTGCCGACATTATTACTCAGGCTCAGGCTGTTCCTAACGGTGACATAGGAGTATTACTAAACACAGAGGGCGAGACTACCTCGGGCGTTCTAGTGGATCGAGTCTTCTATGGATACGAACTTAAAGGAGTCTTCTCCGCTATTCAAGATTTATCGCGCCAGTTAGACGGATTTGATTTTCATATAGATGTTTATTATGACCCAATCACCGGGCTGCCTTCTAAAGCCTTTAACACTTATTATCCAAGAATTGACTCTGCGACTTTACCGGTTTGGCTGTTTCCGGCTGGCAACACTACTGAGTACGAGTATCCCGAAGACGGATCTATCGCAGCTAACACAATCTATGCTCTCGGAGCAGGATCTAACGAAGGTAAATTGATCTCGTTTGCGCAAGATACTGTTAAGTTCGCTGAGGGTTGGGCGCTTCTTGAAGATCAGGCTAACTACTCAGATGTCACAGATCAAACCGTTCTTGATAACCTAGCAGACGGTCAAGTTCTTGCGCTGGCTTATCCTCCAACTACTCTTAAGATCGTAGCTCCGCCGTTTGTAGATCCAGAGTTTGGCACTTACGAGATTGGATATGACGCACGAATAATTATTCAAGATAGCCGTTTTCCTAATGGGCTTGACGAGATCTATCGCATAGTAGGCCTAACTGTTGAGCCGGGCGAAGATGGGCCAGAGCGCGTCACCCTTACGCTAACTTTTGGAACAGGTGCGTAATGGGATATATCAATCAACCTCTTGATCTTCGGCGCTTCGCTCAAGACATTTATGATCGTCTTCGCAAGTTAGAAACAGCGACTCGATTTACCGCACCGTCAGTAGATTTCTCTACCAATACTCCACCTTATCCGCGTCAGGGAGACATTTTTTATGATCTTGACTCGGAGCATTTGGTTTATTGGAACGGTACTGCGTGGTACAAATTGACTCAAACAACTTTGTAATTTGTTACTATTGCGCTCATGACCGCATCAGACTGGGCTGGATTAGCCGTAGCCGTAACGACCCTTATGGGATCTTTGGCAATAGGCGTTCGCTTTCTAGTCAAACATTACCTGTCCGAACTTAAACCCAACGGAGGCAGCTCTCTACGCGATGAGCAGAACAGGCAAGGCGACACAATTAGAAGACTCGAGGAGCGCGTAGATGAGATTTATCGTTTGCTTCTTAGTCGCTCTTAGCTTGTCCGGGTGCGGGTATCAAGGTTATACGCGCTATCCATGCCAAGACTTCGAGAACTGGACTAAAGCCGAATGTAATCCGCCTCAATGCGAAGCGATCGGACAATGTACGAAAGACCTACTTCCAAAAGTGGAGACGCAAAATGGCTAGAAAGAGATTGACTCCGGAGGAACTACACGCGAGGCTAATAGTCTCCATAGGTATCTTGCTGGCCTTAGTATTTGCTGGATCAGTATTTGCTATGTTGTACGCGCTGGTATTCGTGACTCAACCTATGGCGCAAGCGCCAAATGACGCAGCCTTTATTGATCTAGTATCAACCTTGTGCGTATTTCTAACCGGAACGCTATCGGGCATACTTAGCGCTAATGGGTTAAAATCGAAACCCAAGCTTCCAACGGAAGAGGAGAAGGAGATAAAATGATAGATATTAAGAACCTTATGGCTATCTGTGAGGCGAACATAGATTATGTAGAGACAGGCGATAACGATACTAAGTTTGGTAAATGGTTTGGCCTGAACAATCAACCTTGGTGCGCGATGAGCGCTTCCAAAATGTTCTTTGACAATGACGCTATCAAGAGCGTATCTGATAAGCCTAAAGGCTACGCAAGCTGCGATGCTTGGCTCAAGTATTTAACTAAGAACAATCAACTTGTTCCCGTAGGTCAGGCTCAGGCCGGAGATCTAGTGTTCTATCAGTTTGACACAGACGCTCAACCGGATCATGTCGGTATCGTTAAGAGCCACAACAAGACTCTCAAAGTGCTTAATGTCTACGAAGGAAACACAAGCCCTAGCAAAAAAGGTAGCCAGTCAAACGGTGGCGGTTACTATCTCAAAAAGCGTACTTACGGTACGATCATGGCAATCGCTCGACCAAAGGAGTAATTATGAATGACAAAATCAAAGCAATGCTCGCTTCCTACGCTCGTTCTTTCCTAGCTGCTGCGCTCGCAGTTTATGCTACTGGCGAGACAGGCTGGAAGGCTCTACTAGCAGCAGGATTAAGCGCAGTAATACCCGTAGCAATTCGCGCACTTAATCCTAAAGATCCGGCATTTGGTCGAATTGCTGATATGGTTAAAGTAGAAATTGATAAATTGGCTAAAGCCGACAGTAAGAAAAAAACTAAATAACCTCTTAAGGTGAAGACCCCGCTTTAATTGGCGGGGTTTTCTTTTTATGTGAGATGAGTTACGATTTACCTACGGAGGCTAACTATGGCGTTGTCAGAAAAGTTACAAGATTTACTTAAAAGAGATCCTCAGGTTTGCGTTTATCAATCTTTATTTAATTCACTATCTAAAGAAGATCAAGATGCCTTAACCGAAGCTTGGACAAAGAATATACCAGCACGAATAGTGTTACAGGCTTTGAGGAGCGAGGGGCATAAGACAAGTAATGAGGCTATCTCCAATCACCGTAAAGGTACTTGTAAATGCCCGAAGACATAAAGCAAATTTTGAGCCAGCGCGAAGAACAATACGGTTCGGCTCACTATAACTTTGCCCAAGCCGGTCGAGGCTGGGGAGCGATCCTCGGAGTAGACGATATACCGGCGTGGAAAGTAGCTCTGATGCTGGACTTCTTCAAGTCTATTCGCTGCGTTGCCAACCCGGCTCATGAAGACTCTTGGATAGATAAAGTTGGATACACCGAACACGGTAGGCAGATAGCGATGACCGATGAGCCTTAAAGAACAATTCGATAATTTACCACCGGAGTTACCGGAAGAGGTAGTAGAGCTTCGTCAGATTATTGTGCGCCTACAAAAGCAATTAAAAAAGGCTAAAGAGCGCACCGAAGATCTAGTAGAGACCACGCAACAGGCTGCCTATGACGCAATGATTAGCATGGGTAAAGTGCCTCCCGTCACAGAACCTGTCGCCGATAAATCTAAGAAAAAAGGCGAAGTGGCTCTATGGCACATGACGGATTGGCAAGGCGCAAAGAGAACTACTACCTATAATTCCGAAGTTATGCGCAAGCGCGTTCTCGAGTTCGCTAACAAGGCTGTCAAAATTACTGAGATTCAAAGAGCAGACCACCCGGTTCGCGAGTGCTACATATTATTCGGTGGCGATATGGTTGAGGGATTATTTAATTTCCCAACCCAAGCGTTTGAGGTAGACGCGACATTATTCGAACAATATGTGAATGTATCTCGGCTATGCGTAGATGTTGTGCGTTTTGCCCTATCTAATTATGAAAAAGTCACAGTAGTTTCGGAGTGGGGTAATCACGGGCGTATTGGATCTAAAAGAGATAATGTTCCGCGTTCCGATAACTTTGACCGTATGTGTTATGAACTTGCCCGTCAGTTACTATCTGGGGAGAAGCGATTGACATGGCAAGAGTGCCCGGAGGATATTCAGCGAGTCGAGATTGGGAATTATCGAGCGCTGCTTATTCATGGAGACGAAGTTGGAAGAAATGGCTTTGCCTCCCCGGGCGCTATCGTCAATCATGTATCTCGCTGGCTCTCAGGATCGTACCCTTGGACTTTCCGGGATTGCTACATAGGTCACTACCACACGCACAACGAGTGGGCGCTGCCTAACGGTCAAGGATCTGTTTATCAAACTGGATCTACTGAGTCAGATAATCGTTATGCCGGCGTAATGCTAGCTGCGAGCGCTACTCCTTCACAACGCCTTCACTTCGTTGATCCAATAGCGGGTCGAGTAACTGCGGGGTACAAAGTATGGCTGGACTAGAACGCCCTAAGAAATTACTAACTCAAAACTCAGAGCTGCGCCCTGACGGGATCTTTAATTGGGCAATACCCGCGTTAGCGGTCAAGCTATCTAACGGTACAAACATTAAGACTTGCCCTAACGCTGGCGCTTGCGCGACTGTTTGCTACGCTCGCAACGGCACTTACAATTTCAGTAATGTTAAAGGTCGTCACACTCAAAATCTTGAATACATAATCGAAGATCCAGAGGGCTGGTTTGCGCACATGCTTTCGGAAGTTCAGCACCCTAAGATGCGGGGTAAGTTCATTCGTATACATGACTCAGGAGATTTCTTTACAGAGGATTATTTGAGACTCTGGCTACGGATCGCGGAGATGACCCCGGAGGTCACTTTCTATTGCTATACCAAAGAAGTCTCGATGTTTAAAAGAA